ATGGGATGAGCGGATCGGCGATCCGATCCCGGAGGCTATGGCGTGACCGCCGAGGAGCTTGCAGCCATGATCGATGAGGCGGCATGGGTGGCGCGGCGGCTGCCCGCGCGCGGCGTGCGCCCCGGCGGGTATAAGACCGCTTGGCCGGATGTCGTCCATGATAGATGGGCGGCGTATGGATGGGAGGCCGCTAGAAGCTCCCCAGAGCGGCCTACGGCGCGTCAAATAGATTTGCTGGACCGGACTACCAGAATTGTTTCCGACGCTCCAAGGGGCGTCAGAACTCTGCTATGGGACGTTGGGATGATCAAGCACCGATCTGGCGGGACGAACTGGGCGCGGGTGGCGCGCAAGCACGGGGTTCATCCGGCGACCGCGAAGCGGCGTTGGACGGAGGCGCTGTTGGTGGTGGCGCGGCGGGCCTGATGTGCGGGCCCGCCGCTCCCCTCAATGCTTTTCATTGGTCCTGTTCGAGATTGCCCAACACCTCCTCAATCTCAATCCCGCGCGCTGTCAACAGGCGGATCAGGTCATCCCGCACACCGTCGGCGATCGGGAAAGATCCATCAGCCCATCGGCGAACCGTGCGCGGCTCATTTCCCAACGCGCGGGCAAGCGGCGTTTTATACAGCGGACCAAATAGTGCTCGGCCCGCTGCGGCGAATTGTTCAGGGGTCATGGTGCTATGGTCTCCGATTAGGCCTTGTGATCCGCGAGCCAACAGACGCCTTGATCCATTTCCCGCATCGCCCGATCCCTCGCTTGGCGGATCACGCGCGCGACCAGCGGGTCTGTGCCTAGCAATCTCTCGATCACCCGGATCGGATAGTGCCGGTCGGGCGACAGCCCCTCGCGGCGCCCCCAGGCAAGGGTGCCGGATCGGCAATTCCCGGCGTCGTAGCTGTCTCGGGCGCACACATAAATGCCGACGCTCTCCGCTAATTTTAGCGCGCGGCGCAGTTTGGGCGTCAATTTTCCGGATGCCCGCTGCTTGATTTCCGCGCGTTTTCTGATGTGATCTTTTAGCGCGGCGATCATGGCGGCGTTCCCGCCCAGGATTTCATCGCTGTTGGGGTGGTATTGGCGCTCTGGATCGTTGGCCGTTTTCTCATACGCGATGTAGACGCCGTTCGCATCGCGCCCGAAAACATACCCCTTCCGCGCCGTTATTTTGACCGGGGTCCCGTCAATGTTTGCGACCAGGGAGCGCCGCCACGCATGCGCGCGCGACAGGCTGTGTACCGTGTTGGTGTGCCTGGGATAATATCGCCCGCGATGCTTCTCGAAATGGGTCTCAACGCTGTGGTTATTCTGCGCCCCCAGAAAGGTCGCCGGGATGATCGAGAACACGCGCTTCCGCGTTTCAGACCTAGCGCGAGCGACCACGCGCGCTTCGTGGTCGGGGCCGATATTCACGCGGGCCCAGCCTGCAAACGCCGCGCTTGTGATGCTGACCGCCTTCACGGGACGCAATGGCGGGTTCAACTGCCGCGCCTTTCGCTTGGCCATCGCGGCCTTGATCGTGCCCGCAAACGTACCGTTACGCTTGAGGCGGGAATACTGGTCCGCGATCGACCGCGCGTCGGATTTATACATATCAGATCCTCCATAATTGCCGGAACAATCCCGGCGGCTGATGCCCCAACGGCATCGGAGTGCCAGGGCCCGGGGCCCTGGCGAACCGATGACGTTAGAGCGTCTCCCAGCGACGCGTCGCGTGGTCGTAATAGTCGATCCGGACGGCCCCGGCGTTGGGCTCGCCGAAGTCATCGAGCGGCCCGAATCCTTCTTCCGAGGCGGGATCGCCGACGAATAACCCGGCGTAGTAAAGCTTACCGTCGTCGTCATACATCCGGAACCGATGGCCGCGCCCGCTATCTAAATAGAGGCGATCCTTATCGCTAATCCCGCGCGGGCCGACGACCCCGGCGGCATCGGTGTCAATAAGATCATGTGTGATTAACCATCCGTACATCTCATATCCTCCATGATGGCCGAGCCTGTCTCGGCGTCCCCTCCTTATTAATTGTGTTTGGACAACAACTCAACACAAAAAATGGTTTTTTCCGTTTTATCCGCAAATCGCGCGTCGCCGTGTGGATTTCCGCCGGAAAAACAGCCATCGATCGATATCCTCGGAAGGGATTGCGAATGGGCGCAGACACAAAACCGGGCGTCGACTGGCCCGCGATCAAGCGCCGCTATGAACGCGGCGAAGCGGCGAACGCGATCGCGACGGATCTCGGGACGGTTAGCCGTCAAGCGATCCTCAAACGGGCTAAGTGATACGGCTGGGCACCCGACGCCAAACCCGCGATTCCCAGCCACCAGACGGGCAATCGTGGGCTGGCGACGCCGGATCGCATGGCGGCGATCGTTGACGCCGTTGAGCAAGGCCTAACCCTGGCCCAGGCCGCGAGCTTGCTTAAAATCAATCGTCAGACCGTGCTTAATTGGACGAATGCGAACGACGATTTCGCCGCCGAAATCGCCGCCGCCGAAACCCGCCGGATCTCGGCACAGATCGGCAACATCGCTCGAGCGGGTGAAACCGATTGGCGCGCGGCCCATACGCTCGTCAAAGCCTATGACGATCGGTTCCGGGATGCGCGGAGCGGCGACCGCGCTCCGACGGTGACGGTTAACATCGGCGGCGAGCGCGGCGCGGCGATCGATGGCGACACCATCACGATCGACGGCTGATGCGGCTCTCGACCGTCACCATCAGGCGTGGTGCCTGATAAAATCTTAATGATTACAATGGTTTATCTGGTCTGGACACCTTCCCTCTCCCAGACCGAGCGCGCCCGGGGTCGCCGCCTCGACCCCGGGCGCCCACCCCCCAAGCCGGGGCGCCGCTGGGTGGCGTAGTCGTATATGTTGCGCCCCCGCGCATGGTTGCCGTTAAAAATTAGGAAAAAACCGCGCCAAGGTTGCAATGGCAAAAACGATCACGATCGATCTGGAGAAAATATATTCTCCACAACCTCGCCAGAGACTTTTACACAACACATTGGCTCGACAAATACTGTTCGGCGGCGCAGCGGGCGGCGGCAAGTCAACGGCGGGCCGCTGGGAGTTAATAACGATTGCCCTCCGCTGCCCAGGGGCCCAGTGCTACATCTTCCGGCGCACTTTGGTGGAGCTAGAGGCAAACCACATCCGGTTCATCCGCTCCGACCTACCCCCGGAACTGGGCCAATGGAACGAGAACCGCAAGGCTTTCGAGTTTTACAACGGCTCCCGCATCGTCTGCGGCTACGCCGAGTCCGATCGCGACGTTGAACGCTACCAGGGCGCTGAGATCCACGCCCTCCTCATAGACGAGGCGGGCCAATTCACGCCTTACCAGATCAGCTTCCTGCGAAGCCGCAACCGCCTGGGCGGCTGGGCTGCGCCAGAGGGCTCAATCTTCGCCAAGCAGTTGCCGCGCATCATCATGACGGCCAACCCCGGCGGGGTGAGCCATCAGTGGCTCAAAAGCACATTCATCGACCCGGCCCCGCCGGAGCAGATTTTCTTCGATGCGACCACGCGGGACCCCAGCGACGACCGCAGCAAGGGCTGGCCCAGCGTGTTCATCCCGGCCCTGATGTCGGACAACAAGTACTTGGACAAGGACTACGCTGGCGCGTTCGGCGGCTTGCCCGAGGAGTTGCAGCGGGCGCTGCGGGAAGGCGACTGGGATCTTGTTGTTGGTTCGTATTTTGGAGATGTATTCCGCCGTGAACGGCACGTCATGCGCCCATTCGAGATTCCGCGCCACTGGCTCCGCTTCAGGGCTTACGACCATGGGAGCGCCGCTCCGTTTTGCTGCCTGTGGCTGGCGCATGCTTCTGAAGACCATGAGACGCCTGACCGGCTGATCCCGGAGGGCTCCCTGGTGGTCTACCGCGAATACTACGGCGGCTCGAACAACCGCGGCCTCAAGATGACGGCGGAAGCGATTGCGAGCGAGATCCGCAGCCGGGAGCGTGGCGATCCGAAGATCAACTACGGTGTGGGCGATCCATCGGTCTGGAAGATTGATGGCGGGCCTTCGATCGGCGAGCGAATGATGAAGATGGGCATCACTTGGCGCAAAGCGGACAACAGCCGCATTGCTGGCTGGGATGCGGTGCGGCGTCGGTTTATTGGCGACGAGGGTGTCCCGGCGTTGTTTTTCTTCGAGGACTGCCAGCATCTGATCCGCACGTTGCCGGTGCTGACGCACGACCGGCATCGGATCGAGGATGTCGATACGAGCTTAGAGGACCATGCGGCGGACGCCTTGCGATACGCTTGCATGTCTCGACCATATCTTACCCCGGCTCCGGTGGAGGAAGACAGTGACCCCACCCGCATGCCGACGCTTGGTGAGTGGCCGGTTCCCAAACAACCGAAGGTGGCGAGGATATGAGTGATATGCACCGCGCGGCGGTAGCGATGTTGAAGGAGTTCGTGAACCAGCGGGCTCTGGCGGTCGAGATGATCCGGGTTCTTCAGGCGGTTGAGGAAGCCCCTGCTGAGATGGGTCGCGCGACGAAGCGGATAGCGGCCCTCCGCAAGGAGATGGCCGACTTAGAGGACGAGAAGGACAAGCTGGCCGCGACGGTCGCCCAGGCAAAAATTGATGCCAAGGCTGAACTGGACGCGGCGCGAGCTAGGCTGGAGACGGAGACGGCGGCGTTACGCGCCGCGCACCAGTCGGAGGAACAGGCCGCAGCCAAGGTGCGGCGCGAGCGGAAGCTGGCGATGGAGGCCGAGGAGGCCCGCCATCAGGCTTCTTTGGATTCAATCAAGGCGCGCATCGGCGCCGCGAAGGAGATGGCACATGGCGACCAACCAGGGCCAGTTGCAAGCGGCGGTGCGGACGGCGGCGTCGGTAGCGACGGGAACGTACAACGAAAACTGGGCAGACCTCGCGGCAGACCAAGGCTACAGCGGAACGTACAACGAGCGTCTGATTCAGTATCTCCAGAACGATCTGAGCAGCGCGGCGACGAATCTCCCCGGCTTGAAGGCGGCGAAGGCGGCGAGCTTGAGCAAGTCGCGCTGGGGTGATCTGACGGCTCTTAGCTGATGCAGGACGTGATGGTCCCAGCGCCCAGCCGGAAGGGCGCGAAGTACTGGCTGGTTGCGATCACCGACGCGCGGGCTCGTGAGCGCGAGTGGCGCGATCGGAGCCACAGGGTCGTTGACCGATATCGCGACGAGCGGTCGGCATTTGACGACTCTTGCCGCATGAACATTTTGTGGTCGAACACCGACACATTGATGGCGGCGTTGTACAGCCGCACCCCGGCGCCGGACATCCGCCGCCGGTACCTGACGGATGACCAAGCGGCTCGCGACGCCTCGTTGGCGTTGGAGCGGTATCTGACGTACAGCATCGACAGCTACAACTTCGACGCGACGATCCGCGACGCCCTCAAGGATTATCTGTTGGTCGGGCGCGGCACGGTGCGTGTCAAGCTGTCCACGGACATTGTCGAGCGTGAGGAAACCCGCGAGGCCGTGTTGATGGGCGAAGACGGCCAGCCGCGCGTTGAGGTTGAGTCCGAGACCGT